CGGTCACGTTGCGAGCTCACTTTTTCTAGGTCGTGGATTGGAGCTCTGCCCATGGTTCCGGAAAACCGACAAGGATGCACAACGTGACGCACAATGTCCAGATAATGCACTAGCCCTTTGGGGGATAGCACCGTCGCTGGCCAGAGGAAGAAAACACAACATGAGTGCTCTATTTCACCTGAACCTTATGGAAAGCTTCCAGCTCAGTTCTGGTGGGCCGACGCACCCAATCGCCACAGGGTTCTATCCAACCCTGTAGGTTGCTCTGGTGGTGGTCCGTATGTATAGTGTACCCACCGCTCCACGTATGTGTAGTGTGAAAGTAACAAAGCACAGGGCAAGTAAAATAGACAATGCAAAGCACAAAAACAAGGCAAGCACAAGCAAGAAACAGAGCCCCGCAAGACACCCAACAAAGTTGATGGTGATCGGGGATGTAAAAACAAGCAGGTGATTGTGAGTGAGGAAGGGACAAATCAAACTTCCATGTTGCTTAAAGAAAAGTCAACGTTCACTGTGAGAGCGTGACAGGGCCGTGTCAAGTCTGTCGCAACAACAACTACGATATAAACGCCCCAAGCGATGTCCATATCCAAGGTGGGAGGGGACAATATAGTAGAATGATAGGGTGGGACAGCGGCAATGCCAAAACCGGTAGTTGTAATGCCGGAAGTTCCGTAAAACCAAGACACAGTTTGGGGTGTAGAGCACGAAGTATCTGTTACAAACATGCGAGTGACAGCGGCGCTTGCCGCCGACACGCCAAAAGACAAGTTCGGGCTCTGTGCCGCGCCAGTAACAGGCACGACCCCTGGTTTCGCTAATACACAGTATGTAAACGTATAGGCGGCTTCACCGGCTGTCAATGTCCAGTTCCAGCGGTCCTGGATGTGAAAAGCAGTTTGTGACCCAGCCCATAGGCTGACCCCACCAACTGTGTGACAGAATATACATTGCCCGCAATCTGGGCTGGGAGGTTGAACACAACGCTGCCGACCAAAGGATCTGTTGCGACTCCGTGTAGCTGGAAGGGGCAAAGGTACTTGGTTGATTCAGGTAGGGTTGTGACCACCTGACACTGAGACTTAACTCGGGCTGGGGTAGTGGAGGTTGACATATTTATTCACAGAAAGTTTCCTCAAAGTTGGCTCTATGTCTGTAAAGCACTGGAGACTGCTGTTATGGGTGTTGCAAATGCAGGAAACGCTGTAGCCAACACTGACCCGATGTAACCTGAGCGCTTGCGGATATAGGACGCTGCTCGACCAATGAAAGACATAATGTCAGACATGTGCAGGGGGTTGTCGGCAAACGGCTCACACCGGGTGCAAACCTGCAGTGCTCGCTGGGCGTCCACCACGTCGATGGCTGAGTACTCGAGCTCAACCCAAGGGTCCGTGGTGACATACTCAACAGCAGTTTGCAAGGTGGCAACAAAGTCCAAAGCAGGGGCGGCAGACCCACCAGTGGCTGTGGAGTCAATCCGAAACACTTCATACCCGACACCATCGTCAAGGTAGAAGCTGGTTCCGGTGACAACCGCACCTTGGGATGAAATGATGGATCGCCGCAGCATGGCGTTGGCTCCAATGGGGGGCAACCAACCGTAGATGCCGAGCTTGTTGGACCCGGTCTTAAAAGTGGGACGGGTCGTGATGTCAGGTGCGGTGGACAACTTCCTGAAGTCGGTCTCATCAGTGATAAGGGCGGCATAAAGCGGACCCTCACGATACAGCTCAGACGCGACATTAGATACAAGAAGCGAAGTTGCAGTCACACGAGCACTGGATAGAAGGCTGATGTGCGAAATGGCGGAAGGTATGGAGTAGTGACACAACACATCGCCTGCTGCTACAACAAGATTGCAAGAGTAAGTCCACGGTGTCGTGGTAGCTCCTTTGACGGTGAAAGCGTAATACCCAGCAGTGATAGACCCACTGGATGGGAAGGACGTTGTGGCTGCACTAGTGACGGAGTAGGTAGTGGCAAGGTCCGCCAACTGAGGGTCAGTTGACCCTGGGTTGGCCAAGTATGTTACAGTAATTACATCGGTGCCAGTACCCCCCGTTGCAGAAAAGTTGAAAACGTCCAACGGTCCCATCCACACAAACGCCATAGGGTAATCACGCAACGCCCCAGTGTACAGATACGATGTGCCACTCACAGGTGGGCCGTGTGGGGCCCCTGCAGTGGCACAAGACATGTAGACCAAGGGCAAGGGCTCGACATCACCGGGTGCTGGAACATGCCAGGTGGTCGAGTTGGTCCCTGATGCGGCGACGTAGAAGGTGGCGTTATACGTGAACGTTGCACTCGTGCGAGACAAAACAACTGCGTTTCGCAGGGCATTTCGGAACAAGTAAGCAACCCATGCTGTTGTGGAACCCCCCGTATATGTACCGACAAATCCATTGGGGGCGTTGACCGTAAAAATGTTGTGGAGAGCTGATGTGCCCGTCATTGCGCACTCAGGTTCACCGCCATTGAAAGGCCAGCGAAAATTCTCCTGGGAATGGGGGCAGATCATATTGTACAGGATGGTCTTGGACGACCCTTCTCCACGGGTTGCACCTTCGAGGGCCCTACTAACACCAACTGCTCGTTGTTTGAATACCTCAGCTTTTCGAGAAGTGGTACGTTGGTGAGAAGATTGGGGCCGCTTGGAAACAGAGACCTTGACATGAGTGGGACGGGTAAACCGAGTCTTGGGTCGGACTGAAATGCGGGTACCCGAGCTGGAGGCTCTGCGACGGGTGCTTGCAGGCCGTACAGCCTTCATGATGGCCTTGCCCTTGGCAGACGCTAGGAAGGTTGCGAGCCCACCAGTCTTGGTTGCTTGCGACATGAAAGTTTAAAGGTTGAATGGTGATTAAAACGCAGAAAGTCACAAACAAAACGTGACTTCCGGTAACACGGTTACCTTTGAGTGTAAACTTTTTCTGGCACGCCGTGGGGTATCGTTTCACCCCTCTAAGGGACGACGGCCTCATCAGTTTCGTTTTCCTGGTGGAGAGGTTCCAGGTGTAAAACCCTAGACAAAGTGTCGGCGAGACCAGGGGGATGGGTACCCCTAGCCCTCTCTCCTAACAGAATTGCACTCTAACACAACAAGAAAACAGCACAAAGCAAGTTGCGAGACATGAAGACAAGAAAACAGCAACGAACATGGTGCATTGTTGTGGAGCGATAAAACACATTGCCTCCCCAACCAACTGCCTGACACACTGTGCCAAGGTCTCAGGTTGTAGGGGGAGGAACAGCAACGTAACAGCAACGTGTTAACCTTGGTGGCGGCGGCCACGTCGGGTTGCGCAGTGCAAATGTACAACATCACACCACCCTCAGGGGGTGGTGAGGTAAACCAGCTCC